CTGGAACCTTTGACTATAACGGGAGTCACCCCCCTGGTCTAGTCGTGCTGTATATATTATGCAAAAGACGTACTGTATCTAGCTTCTTATAATTTCTCATAACGAGAAAGATAAGGGACTAAGTATTGGTTCACTCTTTTAAAGAATTCCATATTAGTACTTCTAAACCGTGGACGTTGAACCCTTTTGATATTTAAACAATTATCAACTGGGAATACCTGTGGTAAATGAGATAGTTTAAATTTAACTATAGCATTTATTGTGGGCAACCCTGAGGAACGAGGAATAGAAAGATCATTTGTAAATAACTTCGTGGCGTTTTCATACCCCGAAATTAAGAAGGAACGGAATGCAGGAGATTCCTGCAGACTGTCCGATTTAAAACCAGGAACGGTAAAGACATTATTTTTGTAATGCTCTAACGTTTTCATAGTTTTAGATCTGGCATCTTCTAGAGCTTGCTCAACCTCTTCTATCATAGCTTGATCGATGGCTGAATTAACAGCATCGATAGAGTCTAGTGTAACACCCAATTGACTGAAAAAGACTATATTGTCGCATTCCCTTTTGAGGACTTTGTCAATATAGATAACTTTGGAAAGTGTAGTTTCAACCCTAACGGGTCCAAACCGACTTCCACTATTTAAGAACCCAAAAGGTCCTTGAATAGTTCAAAGCAATTGTTCTAACTTACCACGTGAAATCTTAACAATTTCATGAGTGATAGAAGCTAATCAACTTTCCGCGTGTTCGACAACTCCACCCTTATTCAGATAATCTAATACAACGGTACTTAAATGAGCAGGAGCCTTTAAAGCTAATGCAACATTCTTCGGACCGACTGGACTATAATCTGCGTGAGGGGCGACTAATCTTTTAGCAAATTCCATAACACCCCGATCCGATTGAATAGATTTTGATAAATTTATTTCAACACCAAGTATCTCAGTCATTATATAATAATAGTGACGAGCTACTTGCGGATCGGCGATAACTATGTCATCTCCTAATAAAGCGTAATCATCGAATCAGGTCTTTCAACCTAATTCGAAAGCTGCGTACTGAACGACAAAGTGATGTGTTAACGAAAATACCCCCCATGATGAAAGAGCTCCCATTGGTTGACCTACTGAATATCGGTAGCTACCAGATTGTGATCCTCAATATTTATCTTTCGATGAATATTCAAAATCACGATTAACTAAAATATCTACTCAGGCTTGTGCTATCTCCACTGTATAAAGGTGGGATAGTACTTGACGTTGTAAATCTATAGGAAATCTATCAGTAGCTGCGGACAGATCATAAGAGAAAACTTCCTTATGACCTTTAGCCAGCAGGCGACGCAATGGCTTTTCTTGATCAAAGCAACCATCATTTGGTATCTGTTTAAGGATATCAAATACATGTTTGTGAATTGGTTCAAGAAGAGTTTGAGTTCAAACATCTACTATTGCAAATACTCTAACTTTCCCGGCAGCCTCAACTTTCGTTGAGAGCTTACCCAATTTAAAATCTTTATCAGGTTCCAAGTCACTCGAAAATCATATCTCGTCTTTTAAACGGTGATGAAGATCACTGTTAAAATACTTCGATATTATCGTAAAGGGGCTTAGAAGGTGACTGTAGGACTTATTGAAACAATAAGCATCTGCAGTCGCACCAAGTATAGAAATTTTATTATTAGGACCGGTAGTCTTTAGATTAAGTAACTGATTATTCCCAGGAGGGTTAAATCCCCTGTATTTCTCAAAATACGTTAATCAAACTTCAGAACACTTCATTGAGTTCAGAGTTGTTGATAAACCCGTGAACGGTCTTGTTATAGTTCCAAAGCTGAGTTCTCCTTTTAACGGGAGAATCCGAAAGACACTTAGAATCCCTTGAACCACTCTAATACATCTTAAATCATCAGAAGCAATAAGCTCCCGAAGTGATTTAGGTATTATTAAAGGAAGTCCATGGGAACTAGCAATACGAATTGGGCCCTTATGCGACGTAGGTCTCCCCGCAATGTAGTGATCTAATAACAATTTTGCACCTTTTAAGTACAAAACTGCCATTTTAGTCCCACTATTCTTACGGAGTAATATGATTTTATCAATCATATCGACATAAGGTTTAATATATGCAACACTGTTCAACCAGAGTAATAGACGTACATACCTAAGCAACATCTTGTTAGATGAAACCTTAGTAGATACTTTATTATTTCTAATGTTGATCATGTGAATGTTATATTAAATAATTCGCTTAATTTATTCCTTACTTATGAGCTGATTAGGCCGTTTCGCAAGAAACCCTAAAAGTCCATTGTATCCCAATAAAGGTAGTCCAAAAGGAGCCCTTTATTGTTTAAATAGATACAACAGCCCAGTAGGTAATTGAATTACGAATAAACTAATGTCATGCGACTTTACGCCATATAGAGGTATCTTCATAATACATTATCTCAGGTCCCCTGTGACAAGACACTTCCTCGGTAATAGCTTATCTTAGCTGTTGTCGGCTTTCGCCTTAACAGTTTAACTGTATAAGTCCGGAAGAAGGAATCACTCACAGGCAAACCTAGAGCATGAAGACTTTTAACCCTTCTGCTTAGTTCATTCTCCAAAGAGAACGCACCATCGATATTATCGAAATAATAATAATGATACGTACTAGGATATAAATACAATTTTACTCATATTTATATGTTTACCCAGTATATCCTATGATCACATAGACTATGGTCTTAATTCTCAAAGACTTAGCACGCCTCCCCTCATAACTCATAGGTAATCAGCCCATGTTGGTTATACTACCTCACGGTAGAAGTTATAGAGAGTCCTCACCAATCAATCCAGTTTATTAGATTAGAAGGAGAAGGGCGGGTTTGTACGAAGGTAGTAACCGTAAG